ATGTGCATGGATGGGACAAGGACTGTTCAGATTCCGATGCAACCCATCGAGTGGCACACTGCCTGCCTGGTGGACCATTCCGCGAGACAGGGTACTACATCACTGTGGAGCCAATACCATGACCATCGAAGAAATGAGAACCATTGACGGAGTGAAGACTTGGAAAGAGCTGGAGGAGGCCAAGGAGCGCATCGCGCACCTGGAGGCAGCACTTCGCAGGATCGCCAACCAAGACTATCGCGGCAACCGCTCGACCGAATCTCAGATCGCTGTTGAGGCGTTGAAACCATGATCACCAAACTACACGAACTGCCGCCCGACCATCACCTGCGGAACACGGCCATCCAGCACATCGACGTGAGGATTAAGTGCCGGCACAGCGGGACCACCCGGGACCCGCGGACCTGGCGCATCAAGAACGACACCTACAACCGTTTATCAGACACCTGGCAGAACAACTTCGACTTTATCATCCAATGAAATTAGCTCGGCAAATCCAGCAGGAAGGTACCGGCGTCTATTGTATGACCAAGAATCAGGCCGGTGAAACATACCGAGCGGCCCGAAAGGTTAAGGTTGAGTTCACGAGCTTTTTTACCCGCAAACGAAAGGCATCAAAGTGACCGACCGTAAGACAATCGAGGCAATGATGGAATACGGCGGGTCATTCGTTCGCAAGCTGGGTGCCGCGGCTTTAGTGGCCGACCAGGAGAACCTGGCCAAGATCAAGGCAACCTGGCCCGACTACTGGGCGCAGTACGACCGCATGGCAAAACAGATTTCGGAGGTCGAAAAACAGGCCTCCAAGTAGACAACAACAACACAAACACGAAGCAACATATGGGAATCACAGTATCAACGAAACCAAGCGGCGGCACCTTCACACCGTGCCCCGAGTACACAGGCCGCGCGGTCTGTGTCGACATCACTCCGCTTAAAGCCTACGAGACCGAGTACGGCACCAAGCAGAAGTTCAAGATCGCATTCGAGCTGGATCTGATCGACCAGTCACGCAACCCGGCGCAGCCCTGGGTGGTTATGACGGCGCCAATGACCGCCAGCCTGCACGAGAAGGCCGGCCTGACCAAGTTCCTCCGGGACTGGCACGGCCGAGCCCTTACCCCCGAGGAGACCGTCAGCCTCAACCTCGACGGCCTGATCGGCAAACCGGCCACCGTGGTGATCGTTCACGAGCAGTCTCGGGACGGCACCAAGACGTTCAGCAACATCAAGTTGATCATGCCCCACAAGAGTGGGGAGGCCTTGAAGCCATCGGGCCTGTGGGTACGCCTGGAGGATAGGCCTCCCCGGGACGACGACAAAACCAAGATCGTGACGCCAGCCACTGCGGCGCCGGTTAAGATTGCAGACATCAAGGTCCACGTCGGCAAGTTCAGGGGAGTCCCGCTTTCCGAGCTAACGCCTGACGCTGTGCGCGGCCTGGCCGAGCACTGGCTGCCCAAGGCTAAGGTCTCCAGCGGAAAGACGCCTGACGACATCGCACTCATTGCCGCGGTTACCAAACGCCTTGAGGAGCTGGCTAAGGCCGACGAGCCCGATTTTGACGACGTGCCTTTCTAAGCCATGAAGACACGCAAACCCACGATGAAGCTGATCCACATGGTGCCCGAGGTGGTCCGACTACGGTCGGAGGGCTGCACCCTGGAGGAGATCGGCAAACGGTTTAACCTAAGCCGCCAGCGGATCAACCAGATTGAACAGGCAGCACAGAAGCACGAGGAGATCCTGCGGGTGTGGGGATTCCCGTTCTCGACCAGGACGTTCAACATCCTCGAAAGCCTAGCCATCAAGAGCCGCCAGGAGGCTCTCGACCTCTACAACCTAGGGCACCTGCAGCCTAGGTCGGTGCGTGGGTTTGGGTGGGTATCCTACCGTGAAATCTGCGAATGGCTGGGCGTGCCCACCGTAAGACAGCCGTTGACCAGGACAATCTGCCCTCATTGCGGCAAACATCTCTGACAACTTTCCGGCAGCCTGTTGCTGCTGGGACTCGTGGGTAACCGGGGGCGCGCATCGGGACAAACGCGCATCAACTACTAACTGAAAGCAATTTAGCAATATGCCAGCAAACCCAACAATCATCTTCGACATCGAGACCGGGCCACTACCACTGTCGGAACTCAACATCCCTCCGTTCAACCCGGCCGACCTGAAGCTGGGCAACGTCAAGGATCCCGACAAGATCGCTGAGCGCATTCAGAAGGCCGAGGAGAACCACACCGCGGACTTCATCAAGAACGCAGCCTTGGACGCTCTCTCGGGGCAGATCCTGTGCATCGGATACCGCATCGAGCACCAGGTGACCGCGGTGCTGAAGAACGACGGCAACGAGGCCGCCATGCTCCGAAAATGGTGGGAGCTGTTAAACTACTACGAGCGGCAGCCTAAACTCGTCGGATTCAACATTAAGGCCTTCGATCTACCATTCCTCATCAAGCGCTCCTGGAAGCACCGCATCCTTCCTCCCTACTGGTTGCGCCAAGGCCGGTACTGGAACGACCTGGTGGTCGACCTGCGCGAGGTGTGGCAGCTAGGAGACAGCCGGGCTCATGGCAGCCTGGCGTCCATCTGCCGGCATTTGGGCCTCGGGGAGAAGGCAGGCAACGGCGCCGACTTCGCGCTGCTGTGGAATACCGACCGCCAGGCAGCCATCGACTATTGCCTGAGGGACGTGCAGTTAACCCAGCAGGTGGCGGATATTTTGATTCCGGCATACTAAGGCATGGACAGATACAAGGCCGGCAGATAGAGAGAGGCCGTCGACGTGAGCCGTGAGAAGTGATCGCCGACACCACAACTACAAGCCATGTTCAACCCACTTTTCCCCACCCTTTCCGTGTCACGTCCCGTTGCTTGTACGGGAGTTCTCACCGCGGACTGGGTGGGGTTTTCTGTTTGAATCATGAAAGAAGAGAAGAAAACCCGTAAGGCTCCAGCCTTCCAACTTTACACCGACGACTTCCTTGCCGGCACGCTTGATATGTCGCAGGCCGAGGTTGGTCAGTTAATTCGTTTGCTGTGCCACCAGTGGAACCGCGGTTCAATTCCGGTTGAAACCGAAAAGCAAGAGCGGTTGGCCGGCGGTTGCGTGTCGGTTGACGTCTTGGCTAAGTTCGATGAATGCGAAGACGGGCTTCTTAGGAACATCCGACTGGAATCCGTAAGGACGGAAAAGGGAAAGTTTCTGCAGAGTCAATCGGTAAAAGGCAAGTTATCTGCGGAAAAACGCAGGTTGGATGCTTTAGAACGCCAAAAGCAGGTCAACCAGAATCCAACCGCGGTTCAACCGGTGTTGCAACCGGACACCCAACCGGAATTCAACTCTCCATCTCCATCTCCTAAAGAAGATACAAAGAAGGAGAAGGCCTTGAACCCTGAGCTGGAAGCCTTCCGTTTACGAGTCGGTGCAATGATCCGCCGTCGACCAACAACCCAATGGAGCACCAAGGAGATCAAGGCCTTGAAGGAGATCTTCGACTTCAACACTCCGGAAGAAGACCTGGTCGCCTTGGAAGCACGCTACCAATCGGACGACAAATACCTTCGACGTGAGTTGATGACCCTGTTGAACAACTGGAACGGAGAGATCGACAAGTCTCGAAGCACCTCCCCTTCTGGGAACAACAGCACCGGCGCGTACAGCCTCAACATTGCCGACTACCAATGAGCGACCCCTACTTCGCCCAGGACGACGAGTTTGGCCTGATCGGCGCCTGCCTGTCCGGTGGATCGGATGTCTGCCATGAGGTATTCGCCAAGATCCCCACCGATGCTTTCCAGGACAGCGATCTGTACCATGTGTTCGAAATCGCCAAAGGCCTCGTTGCCAAGAGCGATCCGGTCAACATGGCCACCGTGGTCAAAGAGTGGAAGCGCTCCATGGGCCAGACTCCGGTGCCTTTCGAGGCTCTGAACAAGTGCGACGAGCTATGCCCGAGCCCAGCGAACTACCCGGCATTCGCTCAGGCAGTCTTAGAGGCCCACCATAGACGCCATCTCAGAACCGCTGGAGACCGTCTGATTCGTGAATCCGCTGTCTCCACCCTCTCCGTCGATCAAATCGTCTCTAATGCCGAAGCAGGGCTCACCGTTGAGGCATCCAAGGAGGAAGTCCAATCGTCCAAGTCGGTTGTCAGCCGGTTCATTGACTCGACTCAGGAACGATTTTCAAGGCAGGGCCAGCTTTCTGGTATCACCTCAGGCTTCCACAGGCTCGACCAGATGACCGACGGCTTCCAGTTCGGTGAGCTGGCCATCATTGCGGCCAGGCCATCCATCGGTAAGACAGCCATTGCCATTGCCATTGCCAAGGCAGCCAGCATCGACTCAAGGATCCCGACTCTGTTTATCAGCCTGGAGATGTCCGACGAGTCCATCGTGCGCCGGATGGTTTCATCTGTTGGCAGCATACCCATGCAGGACATCAAGACCGGCCAGCTCGATCAGGGAGGCATGAAGGCCATGTCCACAGCATCGGCCAAGATCGCAGGCAGCCCGATTCATTTCATCTCAGGATCCGGTGTGTCCAACATTGCCACCATCACCGCGGTGATCCGCAGGGCTGTACGCAAATGGGGCGTGAAGCTGGTCCTGGTAGATTACCTCCAGAAGATCCATGGATCGAAGGCCGCAGAGAAAAAGACCTACGAGATCGCAGAAGTATCTGGCAGGCTCAAGGGCGTGGCCTCCGATACCAAGACAGCCGTGGTCGCATTGGCTCAGCTCAATCGAGAGAACGAGAAGGACAAGGGCCGGGTGCCTCGCCTGACTGACCTAGCGGACTCTGGGCAGATTGAGAGGGATGCCGACCTCGTGCTACTGCTTAACCGGGAGCGCAACCAGCCCCAAGGCGAAGCTGTGATTGCTATAGCCAAACAACGAGACGGTGAGTGCGGCCTGGTGCCCCTTTGGTACGACGGCCAGTATTGCCGATTCT